GTGGCCGCTGGGGGTGCCGGGGGGCATCCCCCCTGGGCCCCGAGCGGCGGGCGCGGCGCTGCGCCGCTGACCTGCGAATAATCCAGTGGCACGTCACCAATCGCCGGAGACGGGGAACAGCCCGCCTCCAGATCCAGGGCGGCCGCCCCGCTCTTTCGCCAACTCGATTTCAGCGCGGCGCTTGTTGCAGCACCTGTGGGCGGCGTCAACGTTGGAGTATTCGAGCGGATTCCCCCCGTGCCTGACCGGCACCAGCTCGTCCACTTCGAAGCTCATCGGATGGCCCGGGGGTAGCGAGTAGTCGATGGCCCCGCCGCATACGTGGCACGGCCTTCCCTCGGCTGCGAGCCTGGCCCTGAGCGCGCTGCGCCTGTGGCCGTTGGCGCGGCGCGGATTGCTCACCAAGCGGCCGCCTCCCCGCATTCCTCCCACGCTCCCAGGGGCGAGAGCGGCCCCCTGCCCTCGCGCGCTGCGGCGTGGGCTACTGCGGCGAGGGCGGCGTGGGCGATGTCCGTTTCGTGGCGGGCGGCCAGCCATCCGAACAGCCCCAGGCACATTGGCCGCAGCATGGCCTCCCCCTCCGTTTTCGGCGCTATCCATTCCCGTTCGTCCATGCCGCCTCCTCTGGGCAAAGAAAAAGCCGCCCACTTGGACGGCCCGTGCGAATTTCAACGACTCTACCATACATCCCTCGGTGGCGGTTTTTTTGGTCGTTTTAGTCTTTTTAGTATTTTTTAGTCGGATTAGTCCGAAATGGTCATTTTGGTCGGAACCGTTCAAAACGGTCGGATTAGTCCGAAACGGTCATTTTGGTCGGAAGCGCAAAACGGCCGCAGAGTGGCCGGCTGTCCAAGCCACTCTGCGGCCGTTGTTGTTTAACACTCCCTGCGAACACGCGCTGCCCGCAGCGCTACGCAGCGTTACAGGCGAGAGCCTACGCCTCCGCTATGCCCATGCCTGCCAGGAGGTTCTCCGCCCCATAGGCGTCTACGGCATCGAGCGCGGCCTGGGCCATGTCGATGGCGCGAGTCTTCGACACTCCGAGTATGCGCGCCGTTGTATCCCAGCTGCTGCCCTCCAGATAGCGCCAGAACAGCGCATCGGCGTAAGACGGCCCCATCGCTTTGGCAAGTCCTTGCCCCCCGCAGCTTCCATAGAGCATGGCTGCGCACTTCCCCAGCAACTCCTCATCTTCGGCCATGCGGCGCATCAGCCGGCGCTCGTGATCCATCGATGCAACCATCTTGTCGCTTCTCGTGGGATCGGCACCGGTGCCGGAAACCGAGGCCCCCTCGTAACTCACCCCGGACAGCCCCTTGGATGACCGTATGGCCGCCAGTTGCCTGGCTATGGAATCGCGATCGAGCGCAGCGGTTCTCGCCGCCTCGAACAATTCTGCCGCGCAGGTGTACACCGCCATGCCGCTATTGTCCCTTTCCCGCGAAAGGCATTCCGCCCAGCACCGCCACAGTAAGCCGCGCGTGCTCGGACGCGCGCAATGGATCGGAGATTGTTCCAGCGCCGGTCCAGTACACCGACCCGGCGAATCGTTCGGACAGCCCGCCTTCCGGATTCTGCACGCCTATCATGGTCATGGCAATATCGCAGAATCGCACGTAATCCTCACTGTCCGATTCCATGCCGTCTACGAAACCGCATAACAGCACCTTGAGCGCCGCCTTGTCCGCCACGACGGCCCCGGGGTACTTCTTCTCCATTTTCTTGATGTTCCTACCAAATGCAGACACTGCTCCTCCTATTCCTCGATTGGGTTATATTCTACATATGTGAATTTATTTTTCACAGCATGCAGGCCCGACAAGGCGGCGCTTTATCTATCGCAGACTACAACCCCATCGGGAACGGGCCGACGACGCCGCCGCGCGCAACATCCTCCTCCTTGCGGTGTTCCAACACTTCCCGCACGAGCGCCGCCCAGCAGTCGGGGCACATGTGGCTGTCATCTGACGCGAAGGGAACGCCGCTCCGGGACACTCTGTGCATCTCCCAATAGTACGTGTTGCTGATTTCCCTCCTGCAGATATCGCAGACGATGATGCTCTTTTTCGTCATGCGCGCACCTCCTTCATCCATTCGCTACATTCATCTGCGGCACCTCGCCGCCTCCCCGGCCCCCAGGAGCAGCACCAGCCCTAGGGGCACCAGCACCGCCGCCAGGGCGGCCCGGGCTACCATCCCGTTCTCCGCTCGAACCAGTCGCTCCAGGCATCACAGAGACGGGAGATATGCGGCTTGACGAGCGCCCAAACTGACATCACGGCGATTATTCCCACGAACATCCCCGCAGTCATAACAACGCACATCAGGACGATTAAGGCGAAAGCGCCGAGAATGGCAATGACGGCCTCCATCTACCCCACCACCTTCGTCCCGAAGAACGGGCACGGCTTCAAATCATCGATCATGGCTCCTCTGTTCCTCTCCTTTTCCCAACTGCCTGATAATTACTTCTTATCCGCTTTTTCCCGTTTTCCGACCGCGGCGGTTCGGGGGCGCACCTGCGGTTTCCCAGCTGCGCGGCGGATGCCCCGAAACAGCCCCGTTGCAACATCATTGCAACACCTCTTCAATGCTTGCCGTGGCTTGCATGGCCGCTTGCTCGAAGATGCTTGCGGCGTATGCGTCGCGCCCCGGCAGCACGTGCGCGTAGATGCGAAGCGTGGTTGCTTCGTCGGCGTGGCCTAAGCGCTCTGAAACCGTTTTCAGATCAACGCCGTGCGTCAGAAGCCACGTTGCGTGCGTGTGGCGCAGATCATGGAAAGTGAAGCCCTCTGGCATTTCAACTTTGCCCGCAAAGGTAGTGAACGCGCGTGATACCGAACGCGGGCGCAGATAGCTGCCGTCAACTGTGACAATGGGCGCGTTGGCTGGCAGCTTGCCGCAGAACTGCGCACGCAAGGCCAGAAACGCATCAATGGTTTCTATGTCGGTGTCCGTGATTGCGATATTGCGGCACTGGCGGCCTTTGGTCACATCGCGCCGCCACGGCTTCTTGCCCTTTTCCTCGATGACGGTGCCGCCAACGTGAATATATTTGGCTGCGCCCCTGAAAACCTCGCTCGGACGCACGGCGCACACTTCGCTAACGCGCATACCGGTTCTAAGCGCGAGCCAAGCCGAAAACGCGTTGCACGCCGCACGCCATGTGCGCTTGTTCAAAACCTCTGGTTTCAGCAGTGGTTTTAGTTGCTCGTCAAGCGTGCGAAAATCGCCGATGTTGAGCGCCAGCGCCTCGTGGCGCTCGAGCTTCGGCTTCACGACGCCCACGAGCGGGTTGGAATCGCATATGCCGGCGCTGCAGAAGAAGGCGTAGGCACCGCGCAGGAAATCGTGGACGTTGCGCACGCTGTTGCGCGAAAGACCTTGCCCGCCCACGTCTTTTGGCATCAGCAACCGTTGCTCGAATCGGTTGAAGTCCATGACGGTTAGATCGCGCGCGTTGGCGCGGGGCATGTGCCTGCCGACGTAGCGGGCGAACAGCCCGTAGCTGCGCACGCTGTTGGGGCTCGCGCCGTTGCGTCCCCGCATGGCCGCGTAGTCCTCCAGCAGGTCGACCAGCAGCGCGCTCTTCACGAGCCCGTTGGCCGTGAGGTTAGCCGCCCAGGCGTCCGCGAGCTCCTGCGCCTCGGCCTCGGTTCCCGCCGCCGGGAATTCGCGGTACGGCTGTATCGGACGGCCGTCGGCCGTGCGGCCGAGGTAGGGCCGGGCGTACCACACCCCGCGGGCGGCGCTCCACTTGACCGCGCAGCCCACCAACTAGACCACCTCCCGGAGGATCGCGTCCACTTCCGCGATCCTCTCCCCTATCCACCTCATGCAGGGCACGGCCATGGAGTTTCCGAGCGCCTTGTAGCGGGGCGCGTCGGCGGCCGGGCGGCCCCTGAACTCTATTTCGGTCCAGTTGTCCGGGAATCCCTGCAGCCGCTCGCATTCCAGCGGGGTGAGGCGGCGCACGACGTAGCCGGAGGCCACCACGGGCGCGTCCCTGTCGCTGCGGGCCGACAGCGTGCCGCACATGTCCTCGTCGATCGCCGCGCGGGCCTGGGTGGACGCAACGCACACGATGTTCTGCCCGCGGTCGGCGCACGGGCTCGAATCCGCCCGCGCCGTGAGGGTGCCCGCGACCTCTTCGCCGTACTGCGTGACGGCCACGGCCTCCGGGCCCGATCGGTCGAGCGCGTGGGCCAGCTCCTCCTGCACGCCGCAGCCGTTGGCCCCGGCGTTGGCCGTTCTCACCGCGTAGGCGACGAAGTTGACCCCCTTCGCCCCGGGCTGCGCGGTGAGCGCCCCCGCGACCTGGCCGTCCCCGCCCACCGCGCGCACCTCGTCGCGCTGGTTCTGCTGGTAGCAGACCGCGTGGGGGTGCGAGGCCGTGACCGTGAAGGCGGGATCGCCGTCCTCGCCCACGCCGAGCGCCATGCCGTCGCCCTGGCGCGGATCCCTGGTGGCCAGCTGGCCGTTGATCGGGATGCACACCGCCTGGCGGTTCATCCCGCCGTTCTCGTTCGCGGCCAGCGCCGCGAAGGGCCCGTCGGCCGCGTACACGCGGTTCGACTGCGCGTCCCACGGCGTCAGGCACCCTTCGGCGGGCTGGAACAGCACCTGGTCCTGGCGCGTGGCCAGGGTGGCGCTCACGTCATCTTGGATCAACGGCCCGCTCCCCCCCCCGGGGTTGTCGGATCCGGTGTGGCGCAGCTTGAGCGTGTAGCTGCCTCCAGCGCCGCCCTCAGCTGCGGCGGCAAGCTGCGCCCTTTTCTCTCGGCCCGGCGGATTATCCCCGCGCAGGCAGTCGGGCTCAAACAGTACCGCCGCAGCCGGGCCGACATCGGCTCCAAGATGGCCGACAACGAACACACGGCGGCGTCGCTGGGCCACTCCGAAGTACTGAGCGTCAAGCACTCGCCACGCGAGAGAATACCCGAGTTCCTCCAGCTCCCCGAGGAGGGTGCCAAAGGCGCGCCCGCCGTCCTGCGACAGAACTCCTGGGACGTTCTCCCAGAGTATCCACCTCGGGCGAATCTCTCCAACAGCTCGAACGTACTCGAGCATGAGCTGGCCTCGCGGGTCCATGAGCCCCCTCCTGTTGCCGGCGAGGCTGAAAGCCTGGCAAGGGCTTCCTCCGACCACAACGTCAACTGCTCCTGCATAGGGCCTCCAATCAACTTTCGCAACGTCGCCCAGGTTGGGCACCTCCGGGAAGCGCGCCGCCAGCACGGCGCAGGGGAAGGGCTCCACCTCGGCGAAGGCCACCGTCTCCCACCCGAGGGGCGCCCACGCGCAGCTCGCGGCCTCGATGCCGCTGAACAGGCTCACGTACCTCACTGGGCCATCCTCATGGCCATGATCACGCACCGGCGCTGGCCGTCGGAGAACAGCGCGAATTTGCCGCCCTGGCCGGGGGCCCATTCCGCCTCCCCCTCCATGGACGCCACCGCGTCGGCCAGCCGGCGGGGGTCGATGCCCATGTCGAGCCCTTCGCCCTCGCCGCCCACGCAGCAGTCGAACGAGGACTTGCCGCTCTTCACGGCCAGATTCACCCGGCCGTCGGCCCAAAGGCGCGCGGCCTGGGAGTGGCGGTCGGTGGCCGCCTGGGCGCACTTGGCCGCGGCGGCCATCGAGGCCACGGGGAAGCGGGCGGCCGGCTCGCCGGCGGCGTCGAAGATCTTGCGCCACTGCGGGTACTCGCCCGACACCGCGCGGAAGGTGAGGGCCACCCCGTCCCCCTCGATCCACGACGTGCAGCCGTCGCCGCCCACCCGGGCCGAGTCCATCGAGCGGGCCGCGGCGGCCATGGCGGGCGGCATCAGCACCATCCGCCCCTCGCAGCGGCCGGCGGCCATCATCGAGTAGGTGTCCGTGGCCACGCAGCCCGGCCCCTCCGGGTACAGCGCCGCGCAGCACAGCATCGGCTTGTCCCCGTCGGCGGAGCGGGCCCTGTCACAGGCCGACACGAGGGCCCCGAGCCCCTCCACTTCCCAGCCCTCGCCGCCCAGCCCCGGCAGGGGCGGCAGCCCGGAGGCGTCCACGGTGGGCAGCTCCCAGCGCATGCCGCCGCACTCCACCGACAGCGCCCCGCCGTCCCAGGACAGCCGGCACGCCCCCGAGGGCATCGAGCCCGCGGCGTCGTAGAGCGCGCGGGCGGCCGGAGCGCACTCCCCCGAGCCCTCGCACGAGGCCGGCACCGCGGCCCGGGCGCTCGTCTCCCAGTTGTACGCCGAGAGCTCCAGGCCGCCTTCGGCCGGGCGCACCCTCACGGCGCACATTTCCGGCACCTGGGCCTGGGCCGAGGGCCAGACGGCCTTCACGGCCCGCTTAAAATCGAAAGCCGCTATCTCTGCAGTGAATCCCATTCGTACCTCCTTACGCCTCGACCCTCATGAAGTCGAGCAACGTGCTGCCGTCGCGCTTGGCGGCGGCTTCCTCCATGTGCTCGTATGCCAGCGCGAAGTAGCTGGGCTTGAGCTCTATCCCGGCGAAGCGCCGCCCGCGCAGCAGCGCCTGGTAGCCCTCGGATCCTATCCCCATGAACGGGGACAGCACCAGGTCGCCCGGGTTCGACCACAGGGCCACGGCCCTGTCGATCACCTGCAGCTGCAGCGGGCAGATGTGCTTCTCGTCGCGGCCGTCGCGCCCGTCGCGGTACTGCAGCGTGTCCTGCTGGTTGATGTCCATCCACACCGGGCTGGCTATCCGCTGCCAGGCCTCTATGGGGAAGTCGGCGTCGGTGTGGGCGACGGGCTCGGGGTTGTCCCCCGGCTTTCGCACGGTGATCAGCTGGTCGGGTATCCCCTGGCGGGAGAGCGCCGAGTCCTTGTTCTTCTGCTTGTTCAAAAGGCCTATGGCCTTGGTGCGGTACATCGCCTGCACCGGGTCCTTCCAGATCACCGTGCGGCTGTGGAAGATGAACCCGGCGGCCTCGAACAGCCGCAGCAGGTCCCCGGGGAAGTCGTAGAGGCCTATGCGGCCGTCGTGGTTCTTGCTCGTGGGCAGGTCGCAGCAGTGGAACGACACGCATCGCCCCGGCATGGTCACGCGCATCAGCTCGTCGGCCAGGTAGGCCATGTGCTCGAAGAACTCCGCGCGGCCGGAGTTGTTGGACATGTCGCGCGGCGAGTCCGAGAAGGTGTAGAGCGAGACGAACGGCGGCGAGAACACCGTGTAGCCCACCGACCCGTCGGCAATCTCGCGCACGCGCTCCACGCAGTCGCCGAGCATCAGCGTGTAGCCGTCCCCCTCCACCGTGGCCTCGGCGTAGCCGTCGGGCGGCGCTTCGGGCGACCCGAGCGCGCGGGCGGTGGCGGCCACCAGGCCGTCGGCCAGCGCCTCGCGGTCGGAGGCCTTGCGCAGCACGTTGGCCACCACCGACTCGTCCAGCTCCGTGGCCACGATGTGGACGTCCACCGGCCGCTCCTGGCCGTAGCGCCAGCAGCGGCGCACCGCCTGGTAGTACTGCTCGTAGCTGTGGGACAGCCCCACGAAGGCCACGTTGCTGCAGTGCTGCCAGTTCATGCCGAAGCCCGCGATCGAGGGCTTGGTCACCAGCACCCGCGCCCGGCCCTCGGAGAACGCGGAGAGCGCCTCCTCCTTGGCCTCGGCGGAATCCGACCCGCGCACCTCCACGGCCCCGGGGATGGCGCGGGCCAGGTACTCCGACTCGTCGTTGAGCTCGCACCACACCACCCACGGCTCGTCCGACCCGTTGGCCAGGGCGGCCGCGAAGTCGCACCGCCGCTCCAGCGTGTCGCGCCGGGCGCGGCGCTGGGAGGCCAGGTCGGAGGCCGCCGTGTTGAACAGCCGGCCCTCCGGCTCCACCCCCGACTCGATGCGGTGCACGCGCTCGCGCAGCTCCGGCAGCTCGAAGCCGTCCGCGGGGAACCCGATGTCGGCGGGGCTGCGCACCATGACCGCCCACGTGGCGCACCAGTCCCAGAACATGCGCTCGGCCCAGCCCTTGAGCCGCCACTCGCGCACCTTCTCGCCGTCGTGGTTGAAGTACTTCGCCAGCATGTCGGCGCGGTCCATGTAGCCCAGGAACTCCGAGTGGTTGCCCAGCTCCATGAAGTCGTTGGGGGCCGGGGTGGCCGTGCAGCACAGCCGGTACGGCGTGGACGCGAACGCGTCGCAGATGGCCTTCTTCGTCTTGCCGTCGTAGGCCTTGAGTATCGAGCTCTCGTCCAGCACCACGCCGCCGAAGGCCGACGGGTCGAAGTGGCGTAGCATCTCGTAGTTGGCCACGGCCACCGGGCCGTCCACGTCCGCCTGGCAGCGGCAGACCTTGCACGGGATGCCGAACTTGGCCGCCTCCCGCTGCGTCTGGGCCGCCACCGCCAGCGGCGCGAGCACCAGCACCGGCGCTCCCGTGCGCTCGGCCACCTCGCGCGCCCACTCCAGCTGCATGACCGTCTTGCCCATGCCGCAGTCGGCGAACACCGCCGCCCGGCCCTTGCGCAGCGCCCAGCGGACGATCGCCTCCTGGAAGCCGAAGAGGTACCCTCCCAGCTCCCCGGCCTCGAAGCCGGAGTCCCCGCGGCGGCGGGACTTCGACTCTATGAACTTGCCGTAATCCATCACTTTCCCTTCACGTTCGAAGCCGGCGCGAAGACGGCTCCCTCGACTATCCTTCTCACCACCGCCTTGGCCCGCGCGGCGTCCCCGTCCACCCGCGCCCACCGGGCGGCTATGGCCTCCCGGTCGTACTGGGTGGTGAACACCGTGGGGCGGTTGGCGGCGTAGCGGGCGTTGACGAGCTCCTCTATGGCCGGCAGGCTCCACTCGGTGGCCTGCTCCTTGCCAAGCTCGTCGATCGCCAGCAGCGGGCAGTTGCGGTACTTCGCCATACCGTCCGAGCGGGTGCCCAGGGCGGCCCGCGCGTCGTCCAGGATGGCCCGCATCGTGGCGAAGCGGGCCTGGCGGCCGGTGGCCCACATCCACGCCCGCAGCACGGCGCAGGCGGTGTGGGTCTTGCCGTCGCCGCTCTCGCCCACCATGACCAGATTCCCCGGCCGCCCGGCCAGCGCCCCGCGCAGCCATTCGGCGGCCTCCGGGCAGCAGGTGCCCAGGTCCGCCGCGCGGAACCGCGCCGGCACGCCCGAGCGGTCCAGCCGCTCGAGGAACCGCGCCCGTCGCTCCGCCTCGTCGGCCGCGCGGGCCTCCTCCGCGGTCAGGAGCCGCGGCGGGTTCGCCACGATCTCCGCCAGCCGGTCAGAAACCCGAGCCTTCGGGCTTCGCGAACTTCCCGAGTCCGGCATCCGCCCCCACCTCCTCCGCCATCTGCGATTGGGCCATGCACTGCTCGAAGTGATCGGGGCTAAACAGGAAGTTCGGCGTGAGGTTCGAGCGGAACCTCGTGCCCAGCCACTCGCGGCGCTTGTAGGCCACCATCCCGCCCACTTCCTCCGGGGAGAACCTGCCCTCGGCCCGCTCGAGCACGTGCCGGCACTTCTCCGGCATGGCGGTGTAGGCGGTGCCCATGACGCCGTTGAGCTCCATGAGGCACAGGTCCGCGAAGCCGGCGCAAGGGGGGCTTGGGGGGATAGCTACGTCAGTAGCTGCTTCCTCTTCCTCTTCCTTGGTGGGGCCTTTGTTCCCGTTTTCTTCCGCGCCCGGGGCGGCTTTGTTCCCGTTTTGTTCCGCTTTTCTCTTCGGCTTGTTCCCGCTTTGCGCCCGCTTCGTCTTGCCCGAGCGGGCCAGGCTGCGCTTGCGCGCCAGGTCCAGGCTGTAGAAGATGCCCTCGAACCCGACCTCCGCCGCCTCGTGCTCGAACCGGGGCTCAGCGCCCTCGTAGTAGTACTCGATGATGGCCGCGTAGTACTCCCTGCGCGCCATCGGGTCGCGGATCTTCGACCCCGTCCTGTAGTAGCCGTCCAAGAAGTTCACAGCGCCGCCTCCTTCCGGGCCACTTCCTCGAGGGAGCCGCGCACGAAGCGGCCCGTCACCCCGGCGCTGCCCATGAGCCTGCCGGCGAGCCGCGCCTGCGCCGGGGTGATCGGGTCGAGCAGCACCGTGTAGGGGTGCCGCGCGGCCTCCGGGCCGGGCGCGGGGGGCGGCGGGGGCATGTGCGGCAGCTGCGGCTGCTCGAATCCCATGTCACCGCCCCCCGTCCAGGGCCACCACGGAGAAGGCGCACGCCGACTCGGCACCGGAGGGGTGCGAGGCCGGAAGCCAGCTCACCGGGAGCAGCCCGAAGCAGTCTATGGCCGAGTCCTTGAACTCCAGCGGATCGCCCACGAGCGTCGGGTCCTCCAGCGCCATGTAGCGCGACACCGCAGCCCACCTCCCGTTGGTGAGCGAGCGCGCGCCGTCGTCCACGCCGGCGTTGGCGCAGAAGGCCGCCACCCTGTCGCGCACGCGGCCGCGCCGGCCCGTCTCCTGCATCCTCTTCACGCACCGCCGCATGGCCTCGTAGGCGGGGCGGTTGCGCTCCATCCACCCCGCCGCCTCGGCGGCCATGCGCCGCCCCGCCGCTATGCGGTCGCCCGAGAGCGTCATCACGGTGCGCTCGTGGGGCGAGCGCACGGGGCGGCCGGCCGGGGCGGCCATCAGCGCGAGCGCCGCGGCGGCATCCCGGGGTGTACAATGTCCATCGCGCATGGGCGACTCCTTTCTGCGCACGGCCCCGGCGGAGCTGCGACTCCCCGGGGCCGACCTGTCCCGACGGGCTCATTCGCCCTCGCCGCCGGGCGCGACGGCGCGGGCGACGGCGTCGGCCACCGAGGTGGTGAACGCCATGGCCATGATGAGGCCCATATCCCGGGCCGCCTCCAAGCTGCCGGCCGCCTGGGCCAGGCTGTCCCCCACCAGGCCGCCGAGCGCTTTGCACATCGCGCGGAGATCGGCCGCGGAGCCGCCGAGCGCGGCCACGGCGGTGGTGCCGTCCACTGCGAGCACCGCGGCCAGCACCTGCAGGCCCTCGGTGCGATCGACCCCCCCGCCGCTCTCGATCTCGACGGAGACGCGGTCCACGGCCGCGTCCTCCCCCGTCACGAGCAGTTCCCTTTCAAATCCCATATCCGTCTCTCCTTTCGTTTCCGTTGCCCGCCCCCGGGCACTCCCCGGGGGCGCCCCGCTCCGTTTTCCGGCGGCGGGGCCGCGCTCGCCCCACGCGGGGCGGCGCTCGATTCGCTTGTCAAGGTGCGGGGCCGGACGGCCCCGGCGGGAGCGCACGCGCGGCGGTCGGGGGAAGGGAAACCCGCCATCGCGTGCGCCCCCGCCGGGAACTTCCGTCGCCCCGGGCGGCGGGGGCGACGCGTCGCCAATCGACGCCGGCCGCCGCCCGGGGCGGTGACAGGGGTCGGGGGAAGGGCGCCCCGAGGGGCGGGAGAGTCCCCTTCCCCGGCCTTTCGGGTGGGCGCGATGCGGGCCAGGGGGCCCGGAGGGACGCGGCGGTCCGTACAATGTTGCCGATGCATTGCCGATTGCTAATCCCGTCCGCCGCGCCCTCCCGGGCCCCATGGCCGCTCACACCGTCTGGCCGTGGTGGCTCCTGAGCCACTCGTCCAGCTCCGGGCGGTAGAACTTCCAGGCCCTCCCCGAGCGGAACCCTGGGGGCGGGTTGCGCCTGTCCATCGCCCACTTCTCGATCACCTCCCGGGACAGGCCCGTGTATCGGGTGACCTCGGGCAGGGTCATGTACAGGGGCGGCTCCTCGGCCCGGGGGGCGGTCATCCCCTCAAGGGCCACCGCCACCCGCTCGATGAGCAGCTCCATGGATGCTGTCTCCGCAGCCGCCATAACGTCCTCCGTCCGTTCCAGTTCCCGGCCGGGGATTCCCGGCCCTCGTCCGAATGCGCGCGAATGCGGCTGCCTGGTAGAATCACCTCGGAAAGGAGGTGATGATCATGACCCACGATGAAACGATTACGACTATGGCGGTCCTTGCGGCAGGTGCCCTCGCCGGCGGAGTGGCGACTTCCCCCGAGGAAGCCGCCAAGTTCGCCGCAGAGTGCTTCGAAAAGCTGCACGACGCCGACTATGAGCGCCGCGGAGCCTCGAAGACGGCCATGATTTCCTAGAAGCTCAACCAGGCTTCGGCCACAGCTGCCAACGCCCTTGCCAAGTCGCATTTGGCAGGGGCGTCGCAACCCTCTTTATGCATCTCCTCCACGAGAATCTCGGATGCCTCCTCCAGCGAAGCAAGCACCCTTGGGAATGATTTCTTGATCTCGCTACGTGGCCCTTCCATGCGGCCTCCTTTCCGGCGGCCGCATTCGCGCGTATTCGGTTCTCAAAGTTCTGGTGCCGTGCTAGGCTCTTGAGAACCGAACGCAGCGCAACGGGAATCGAGGTGAGAGAAATGGGCAAACTCGTCAATCCGGACGAACTCGCCAAGGAAACCGACTCGATCTTCGACGAGCTAGAATCGTCCGTACCCTCCGAGGTAGAGCTTTCGGAGGGCGACGTCGTGGATGTCGTGTGCGACTCGTGCGGCCATGCGGAAACCATGACCCTGGGAGAAGCCCTGTCCGGCCCCTGCCCTAAATGCGGAGAGTCGTACAGTTAATCCGCTCTATGAGCCGGATCGTCCTGGCAAGCTCTTTGTTGAGCTTGCGGACGGACTTTCTGGCAGAGGCCATCGAGGCCTCGAATCGTTCCGTGTCGGCAGAAACCGCCACGGTCAGACTTTCGTTAATCTTGGCCATAATGGCTCCTAACTTCGTTGCGCTGTATTCGGTTCTCAAAGTTCTGGTGCCGCAGCGAAATGGCGATGCGGCGAGCCCCTGGTCACGATCGCCTGTGGCGGTCGTGGGGGCGGGTGGTACAATCCCTGCGAGACGAGAAGGAGGGCCCATGGCCACATTCGAGCAGGTGCGCGAGCTTCGGTGGCTGCGCAAGAACGGGATCGACGCGATGCCCACCCGGTGCGAGGAGCTCGATGACGAGGCGGTGGCCGATCTGCGCTTCCTCTACGGCGCGATGCGCGACGAGAACCTGATTGACGGCCTGCTGTTCGCCGACGACATCCCCTACTTCGCCCATGTGACGCCCAAGGGCAAGCGCGAGTCGTCCCTGCCGAGGCTTGCCGCGAAGGCCGTACCCGTCGCGCTCCGCGTGGCCGTGGCAGCGCTGCGCGGGCTGCTTGCAGGGGCCGCGTGCCTGGGGATTCTGTGGGCGGCGCTTCATGCGAGCAGCCTCTCCAGCGTCGTCCAGGTGATATAGCCGCCGACGGCGAACCCCGTCAGCCACAAGACGAGTGCCGCGGCATCGGTCTTGCTCACCTATTCCATCCCCTTTCCGCTACATCGAGAGCCGTCATCGGCTCACCTCCTTATCCCAGGGCTTTCAGAACGATGGCCGTCAGCACATCGGAGGCGACGGCCAAAACGAAGATGCCAGGGTCGCAGGTGATGCTGGCGACAGCGAGGCCGAACCCAGTGATGCGGCCGAGGCCGCAGCTTCCATCTTTCTGAAGCCACTCCTTCATCGATGCTCCTCCATAGCCAACAGCGCCATCGCCGACGCCAACGACACCCCGGCGCACGTCATCTCGATGGCTGCGAATGCAGCCGGGGAAGGCAGCATCACCGGGCCGACGGAAGGAACCCCGAGGGCTTTCATGATTCCGAACGGCAATAGCAGGACAGCGCATGCAGCGGCTGCGATTGCCGCTGCCAAGAGAGCTGTTTTTGTCAAACCGCCATCAATCATTGCTGCAACTCCCTTCGGGTACCGACACCATCAGGCAATAGTCTTGCGCACGTCAGAAACCCCAATGAGCCAGTCGATGTCGCAATTAAATAGGCCGCGCATCTTTACCATTTTTTCTTGTGGAATACTTCCACCAGACTCCCAACGAACGATGGTGGATTGGTCAACACCTATCAGTCCGGCAAGGTCAGCCTGCGTTAGACCTAAGTTTTTACGCTCTGCGCACACACGGTTCATTGTTCAGCTCCTTACAAGAATTTCTTGTGATAAATGAATGCTAACAAGTGATAGTTGTAATTTCAAGGCCATATCTTGCAAAAGTTCAAGATTTTCTTGTATTGTTACAAGCAACGGTTAGGAGAATGGAATGAAGTACAAGAATCGCTTGTTTGAACTGCGCGGTGATCTCTCCCAGAAAGAGTTCGCTGAACGCATAGGTCTCAGCCAGCAAAACTATGCGAATTACGAGAACGGCAAACAGGGCCTAAAATCTGACTTGATAGCGAAAATCTGCGAGACATTCGGATGCTCCGCAGAATGGCTTCTGGATCTCGATAATGTAGCGGCCTCTCCTATTCCAGGATTGCGCCGCGCCGTTGCAGCCCCAACGGTGATGGCTCCCGTACTTGGCCGCGTACACGCCGGCCCCGCCGGAAATCCCGACGTGTTTGATGAGGAAGAGAGAGAAGCCGAGATCCTTGCCTCCTATTTCGAGCGCGATCCGGAGGTGCATGTGCTCGACTACGAGGGCGACTGCATGAATCGGGTATTTGGCGAAGGCACCACAAGCCTTGTGGTTTCTCCGAACAGCCCATTTGGCAACGGAGACGTTGTGGTCGCAGTCATCGATGGAACCGACTACGTGGTTCGAAAGCTTGAGCAGACGGCCAGGGAACTACGGTTGAAGCCCTGCAGTTGGAACCTAGAACACAAGGATATTGTTGTAACCCGCGATGAAGACCGAACGGTGGAGTTCAAGGGCAAAGTCCTAGAGTGCTTCAAAAGATTTGAATAACAATTGACTGAGACGAAGACAGAAATGGAATCGCTACCGTCAAGGATAATAGCCGTAGACGTTTATGGAGCACGCCGACATAGTGATCACCGCCGCCGACGAGCGCACCGTGGAGCTAGTGGGAACGGTAGTTTGGTTCCAGGCTGCAAAGGAAATGGAGTAGATGATGGCCGCAGAAGATAAGCTTAATATCGGATCGTTTCCGGGATTTCATGATGATTAGCGGCAATAGCGCGCCTGTCGTCTTCCTGCAATCGCAGTCCTCAACGGGCGCCGAAATGCTTGGGGCCGTGCAAACATTCATCATGCTAGCCTCCGCACTGGCTGCCAGGGCCGCCGCATGGGTCGCTTGGCGAACTTACCGCGCAGGGGCTATCCCCAAAGTTGTGGCCTACCTAACGTCGGACACCGATGTAAGCGTGGTATACCTGAACGTGAAAAACGTCGGGGGCGGAACGGCTTACGATATTTCGCTCGAAATAGAGGACGGCTTCTACATGGACAGCAACTCTAATGTTAACCGAATCCTGGAAAGCGGGTTCATTGCAAAGGGGATACCCATGCTCGTGCCCGGCGATTCAAGAAAGACATATATCGCATCATCGCGGGACTTTGCACAACATATGGAACACTCGGAATCCAAGGCAATCGTAGCGTTCTCCACCAAACCAGGCGGCAGCAAGAAAACCGAAACATGCATTTTGGATTCCTACTCATTCAGAAGCCTATACACGGACAGCTTCGCGAAAAGGGCTGTAGTTGCATTGGAAAAGATAGCCGGAAGTAAGTGATTTTGGCCTTAAAGGAGCTGGAGTAGATGATGTTTTGTCCAGAATGCGGGCATGACCTGGTTGAGGTTTCGACCCCGCTGGAGGAAGAGCTCAAGGGCGAGCTCTTCCTTATCGAGGGCATAACCCGAAACGAATGCCCCAATTGCGGCGAGTACGTCATGTCGGCCCATGAGTGCAACGCCCTCGATGACAAGCTGCAGGAGGAATACAGAAAACGTCTCACAACGCCCCAAAACGCAACCTTTTGTGAGGATGTTGGGAGCTTTTGACATTTTGCGATTGCCTAAATTGGAATTAGGCTTTAGGATATCGGCAGTGATGCAGTTGCCGTGGACTCTACGTGAGGCGGCGACAAAGGAAGGTCGCTGCCCTCGGGCAGCGGCCTTTTGATTTATGGAGGGAAAATGGCCAAGGAGTTCAAAACGCATCAGCAGCTTGTTGAGCTGATGGAATCCAGGGGCATAGAGACCGACGATGACACCATCGGCATATTGAAGCGGGAGAGCTATTACGCTATCGTCAACGGCTACAAAGGGCCGTTTCTGGACAAGAAGGCGATGCAGTCCAGCCACGATGACGTGTTCCTTCCCGGAACGACCTTCAACAACCTTTACGACTTGTTCCTTTTCGACAGGGACATGAGGGCGCTCCTCTTCCCGTTCCTCGCCAAAGCCGAATCGATAATGAAAAACGCAGTGGTGTACTCGTTCTGCGAGCGCAACCCTGCGACGTCCGCGTACTTGGAGAGATCCAATTACGCGACCGCCCAGGACATGCTTTTCCCAAAAGCCTTCTCAGGGAACCGGGCCGAAGAACACGGCAAGAACATGGCAAAGCTGATGAAGATACTGAACGGCAAGCTGTCCGTCAGCAATCGCAGCAGACCCTTCGTGAAGCACTACATGGACAACTACGGGGCAGTGCCCCTCTGGGTGCTTCAGAACGACTTGACATTCGGCAACATGGAGCACTTCTACCAGCTGCAGAAGCGCGGCGTGCAGAACGGCGCGTGCAAGATCGTCGCAGAGATTTCCGGCTCGAAGAGAATCGCCCCGCACACGCTCCTCAGAGCCTTTACGGTCCTGGTCGAGTTCCGCAACATGTGCGCCCACGACGAGCGCATTTACTGCGCGGAAGTGAAGGGCGCGCGATTCGATGACATGATCAGGCAGCTGGTGCTCGTGCTTCCGGTTGCGGAAATAAGCGGCCTGGTCCGATCGCTTATCGAACTGACGAAGTTCTATACAGGGAAAGTCGATCCCCAGGTGCTGAAACTGGTGCTGGAGGAAATGCACATGGTAGATGAAGAGCAATAGGAAAGAAGAGGGCCCCGCCGACTGTTTGGCGACGGAAGCGGGGCCCTGCAGGCAACCGAATGGGCTGCGAGGTGATTATACCCCATGCCGATATACGAGAGGAAGCGCAAGGACGGCACCACCGTCTACGACGTGCGCGAGTACATAGGCTTCACGATCGAGGGCAAGCGCGACCAGGCGTCGTGCGTCTGCTACACGATGCGGGAGGCGCGGTCCAAGCAGGCGGAGTTCAGGGCGCTGCGGGCAGCGAAGCGCAACAGGTCCGGCCGCTGCTCTTTCGGGCAGTACGTCGATCACTGGTGGTGGCCCTCCACCGCCGAGCTGTCCCCCACCAGCAGGGACACCTACCGGCGCGAGCTGGACAAGCGGCTGCTGCCGGAGTTCGAGACGACGGACATCCGCGACATCGACCGCCCCAGGATACAGCGGCTGGTGGACAAGTGCCCCACCTGCGACGTTGCCAGGAAATGCGTGTCGGTTCTCAAGACCATACTCAACGAGGCCGAGGGAGACGGGCTCATAGACTCCAACCCGGCCACTGCGCGGTACAAGATGCCGCCCAAGGGCAAGAAGCGGGACAACGGCGTCGTGATAACCCGGTTCGAGGACATGCGGCCGCTCATGACCGCCGTGGACGCCTACGGGTGCGCCACCGTGGAGAAGCTGGCCATCACGGGGCTGTACATGGGGATGCGCCCGGAGGAGCGCTACGCACTCGACACGGCGTCCATAAGCATGGCAACCGAAGCCGTGAGGGTGAACCACGCCTTCGTTGCCGCCAGCAAGCAGCACGGGGGCAACCAGCTGAAGAAAACCAAGACCGAGAACTCGGACAGGGTACTTCCCATGCCGCCCCACACGGTTCCGAGGTTCGGGCGGCTGCTCGAGGGCATGGCCGACGGCCCGTTCATCCTGGGGGCCTACGGCGGCAGGATTTCGCCCTCCACCGCCCAGAAGAAGTGGGGGCGATTCCTGAAATGGTGCGCCGAGAACGGCCATGACGTGCCGCCGGTGACTCTCGAGAACATGAGGCACTCCTTCGCCACCAGCTACCTGCACGCCGGCGGGAACGTGGAGGATCTGTCCAAGCTGTTGGGGCACTCCGACATAAACACCACCTACCGTCGATACGTCAGGCCCAACGTGGACGACCTCCGCCGCGCCATAGGCGGCATGATCATGGAGTAGGGTTCGTGGGCCGATTTCGGTACTGCAAAAATCCGCGCCACGCAATAGGGTTGACGGACTGATTATGGGATTCGCGTTGCCCCAGTTCAGCGCAGCACCTGCCCCACCTTCGATTCTCCGCGCCTCCACCACTGGCACAATTGGCCCTTTCCTCTGTTTTCCCAGGTGAAAGGGCTTTTTGCTGCCACCATATTCTCACCTGCGAACAACTATATATTGGGTACGAGTGGGCGCAATTCTGCTGAATTTTGATGATATTAAGAGAAGAATAAGAGAAGGTTTTTGACGGCCCGGTGCGCCGGCGGGGCGGAGCCGGACGCAAAAAAGCCCCCTCCCGAAGGAGGGGGCTGCCGATGTTCCGGAATTACTGCACGTACGCCTTTCCGCGGTATTCGAGAGCTATCCACCCGCTGGGGATGAGCCCCCACCAGTCCGTGCCCGCCTGCCGCACCTCGGACACGTCCACGGGCGTGCCGCGCTTCAGCGTGCCGTCGTCGTAGGCGTTGGCGCGCCCGTTGGCCGTGAGCTCGCTGCGCGCCTTGGCCCTATAGCCGGTGCCCGGCCCCGTGCGCACGCGGAGTCGGTCGGCGGTGAGCCTGTAGGCGCGGCAGGCGTACTTTGCGGCCGGCGTCACCGGCGGGGACGCCTGGGCGCCCTGGCCCATGAGCCGGTTGACCTCCGCCTGCACCTCGGCCGCATCGTAGCCGGCGGCCTTTAGGCGCTCTTCGCGCTCCGTCCCGACGCCCCACTTGCCCGCGACAACCTCGGCGGCCACCTCGTCCACGGTGCCCTGCGCGGGCTTAGAGCCGCTGGAAGAGCCGCCCGCCACGGCGGCGTACCCCAGCACGTACCAGCTTGAGCCTTCGGTGCCCAGCGTGCGATTGCGGCGCATAACGGCCCCGCCGTTGTCGTTGGACGTCACGGAGGTGTTGCCCTCTATGGTGGTGAGCTTCCCGCCGGAACAAGCTTCCACAATGCCCACATGGCACGCCGTGCCCTTGTTGGCGAACAGCACCAGCCATCCCGGTTGCGGTGCCGCACTTCGGCCCTTCCATGCGCCTTGGGCCTTCGCCCACGCCACAATTGAGGGGCAGTAGCGAAAGCGCCCCTCGTCTTTCGCCATTGCCCACACGCCCGCACGGCACAGCACCCAGGCCGTGAAGGCGGCGCACCAGGGCTGCCCCTGATAGTTCACCCCGGCATGTTCGCGGTAATAGTCCCAGTACTTCACGCGGTTCGAGCCGGCGGGGCTCTCCTTGACGCCCACCTCGCCGCGCGCCAACTCGACCACGCGCGCGGCGGCGCTACTCATCGGCCCTGCCCATCTCCGCCTGGATGGGCGAGAGCACGGCCATCACGAGCGCAACGCCGAACGCAGCGCCCCACTCCCCCGTCGTCAGGCCCGCTACGACCACGGCGATGACGCCCTGGGCCAGCGTGCGCTCGAACCGCGCAGCGGTGCTGTCCTCGGCGCACCAGGCCGTGAAGCCCTCGGTGACCTTTCGGATGACGTTCTTCTCCATTTTTTTCTTCCTTTCTCTAATCTATGGGCTCGCCCTTGATGGGCAGGCGCTCGTTGAGGTTCAGCATCACGGCGTGGATGTAGTGGTTCCCTCCGCGCGCGAAGTAGTGGTCCGCCAGATCGTTGGCGCTCTCCAGCTCCTTCGGCGTTATGTAGCCGCGCTCCGTCGCCGTCTTCTCGATGGCCACGATTTTGTTTTTAAGCTTCGCCACAGTCAGGCTGCGCTCGTCGGCCATTTCCGTCTCCAGCTTGTCGATGCGGTCGTCCAGCTCGTCGAAGCGGGCGTTGAGCCGCCGATCCATCTCCCCTATGGCCGATGGCAGTCCCATCAGGTCGGTGTGCTCGTCCGCCAGGCGCTTGGCCTTGTCGCGCTGCCCGCGCACCCACCCCGCCACCCATCCCATGACGCCGATGCACGTGGTCGCGATGATGCTCGGGAGCGCGGACTGGAAAGATTCGATCACTGTTGAAATCCTTTCGAGAACGGAGAACCGACATGAACGCAGAAGAGGCCATGGCCATGACCGTGGGGCGCATCGCCCTGGAGCACTACCTGCCCGAGAAGCGCCGCCGCCGGCGCGCCAACACCGTGGACGGCTACGAGAGCTCAATCCGCTGCCACGTGCTGCCCCGCTGGGGCGGAAAGCCCCTGGGCGAGGTGACGCGGGACGACGTGCAGGAATGGGTGGACGAGCTGGGCGGCACCCCCGCCGGGCCAGGGGGCACCGAGAAGGCCTACAAGTGCCTTCGGCAGATCGTCCGCTGGGCGATGGACAAGTGGGGCATCTACATGGCCGACCCCACGCGGGGCATCGAGCTGCCGCGCAAGCGGGCCTACCGCCCCGAGACGCTCTCCCAGCGCCGCCTGAAGCGGTGGATTCGCGGCATGGTCGGCTGCGAGTGCGAGGCCACGGCTGTCCTGCAAGCGGCACTGGGGTGCCGGCCCGGTGAGAGCTACCACCTGTCGTGGCCCGACATCAACTGGCGGACAGGGGCCGTGCCCCTGGACGGCTCGCTGCAGGAAACGTCCGAGGGGCTGCGCGACTACCCAACCAAAACCGCCAAGGGCGAGCGGACGGGGTTCCTGCCGCCGTGGGCGCTCGACAGGCTCCATCAGATATGGGTGGCGCTGGGGCGGCCCAAGGGGCGCATCATCGGGTGCCTCTCGCCCTCGCAGGTGGCCTACCGCATCAAGACGTGGGCGCAGCGCCGCAAGCTGCCGAAGGTCACGATGAAGAACCTGCGGCACACGTGGGGCACCCTGGCCGCCCAGGCCGGCGTGGCCATACAGGATTGCGCCGCGATGATGGGGCACTCCGACATACAGACGACCTACCGCTACTACTACGCGCTGACAGCGGCCCAGGCAAGGCGGGCGCAGCGCAAGGTGGCCCGCGCCGTGATGGGCAAAACCTGCGAGGACATGTACGCCGGCATCGACCTGCGGTTCACAGGCGTGCCCGCCCCCATGGCGAGGGCGGCATAGGCATTCCTTATCCCGCACTGTCCAATCCGTGCCCGGCGAGACGGTTGCTGTCTGGTCTGATTTGTCGGGCTACATCGCCATAAGGATAATGAGTTCAGACGGCGGATGGCGGCGCGTCAACCTGACAAAAGACGGGAAAGCCCTTTGGACAGAGGGCCAGGAGTGATTCCTTATCCCAGGCTGAAAAGCGAAACCTTCTAAAGCCAATCAACGGCCAGGCTAAGCCGATTTACTGGAGCATGCACCAGGACTCGAACGGCGTGAGCAGGTTGGTGCTCTACTCCGAGGCAAGCGGTGCCGGCTCCGCTTCGTACGGCAATGGCGCTGTTGTGAACAAGCCGCCCTTCGTCACGCGAACCGTGAGCCGGGGCCTGACGGTAAAGGCGAGCAGCTACGGAAACGTGGCCATCAGCCCGCCCGCCGTTGCCGGGTACACGTTCCTGGGGGTTACGGGCGTTGGCCACAACTCCAGCTCGAGGTTGAACATATTCGGATTTTCGTCAAGCTCGATCGGATTCCACAACTGGACATCGGGCGACTTGACCGCGACCATCACCATCACGCTGCTGTACGGCCGCACCGGTTCCTAGGGCATTCCTTATCCCAGACAATCATCTCACGCGGCACGGAGACTGAGCGCAAGGCAATAGCCGCAGGGAGGAACACGGATTTCGCGGCCGTCGTGGAGGTGCCCGCGGGGTACAAGATGGCGGGCGTCCTGGGGCTTTCGCTGTCCCACGACAGCTGCAAAATCAACGGCTTCCGTCTCGACCCCGCCACCGGCCAGGTGTGGGTGTCGCTGTACAGCGGCGCGGCCATAGCCAGCGTGTGGGCGCTGGTTTACGTGGCGTTCCGAAAGGCCTAGGCCTTAGTCCAGGTGATGTCGTCAGCGCCGTTGGTGCGGTAGCCCCACCACATCCCGTTGGTGCTGATGGCGATGAGGTAGGCGTCGGCGGCCGTGTCGGACGGGTCGATGTCGAGTCGCAGGAAGCGCCCCCACTTGTGCATGGCCGCCGGCTTGTTCCACGGGAAGTTCTCCCACCACCAGAACCGGGGCGCCCACTCCGCGCCGGGCGCCCTGGCCGTCAGCGTCCAGGTCACGGAAGCGGCCCCTGCGCGCAGGAATCCGGCCCAGGTGTTGCCCTGGGAGTCGAAAGCGGTGAAATAGCCGTCGTAGCGCGCTCGGTCGTAGATGGAGCAGTCCAGCACCCGGCCGTATGACGAGCTGCCAGGCGTGTTCAGGCCCATCGCCTTGAACTCGGAAAAGGTGTAGGCCTTCGTTTGGGATAAGGAATCCCGGACGCTATCCAATTCGTTGTCAACATAAGTCTTGAGCTCGCTTAACGGCATCAGCAGGTGGTTTCGAATCAGATTGACGGGAGTCTGGGGGTTGATGCCGTCTATCAGCACATAGCAGATGGGCACCTCCGTCACAGCATCGCCATCATTCAAGTCGCCCTCGATATGGCCGGGAACGACCGGGTTAGACGCTGATTCGTTGCCCTTCATCACTACGACCTCGATGGATTCCTGCGGATACGCGGTTATCCTGGCCGCAACTAAATCTATTCGCTTCGCCCCAGGGGTTCCGTTCTCTATGGTCACATCGACGTAATCGCCCTTGATTTCCCAATGGCGGCCGCAGGTCATGGCGTCGCCCGATGTGATTCGCAGGGTATTGCTGTCCACCATCATGCATTCCATGCGATTGCGCACTGGAAGTAGATAGGTGGAGCCTCCGACCATGCCGGCGCTCTGGTGGGCAGCGTTGGCGGAAGATACATGGTTCTTCGCCTTCCCGTCAGAGTCCAGCATCTTGGCCGTGACCAAATGAAGCTCATCACTCAACTAAATCAGCCCCTTCGCTGCCCATTCGGCGATTTCGCGCCCTTGCACGCGGGCAATCTCGTCGTATTCCTTTGCGCATGAGGGGCAAAGCCCGATGCTCACCTTGACGCCGTTGCCGTCGGTGTAGGTGACCACCTTCCAGCCCTTCACCCGCTTGTCCTCCGGCCGCATGAACGCGATGGGCTTCACGCCATCGGCATGGGCCTTCGCCTCGCGCCCGCACGCGTAGCGGGTGTACCCTCCCTCGAAATCCAATGTCATACCTCCAGTTCAGTCTTAATGTCGACGTTTGCGACGCCGAACGAATCAACAGTTGCGATTTTCTGGGCCACCGAGGTGACGACTTCCAGCCCGTTTTCGATATCCGACCCGCCCACGATGTCATCGATGTCGTACTCCTCGTAGATTTCCGGCATGGAACACGAGGCCATGGCCGGCTGGTAGTCCTCCAGCCGCTTCGTGCCGTCTTCTATGAGCGACTCCATATCCGATGCCGGATTGTCGTAGACTTCGCACTTGTGCGCGATTCCGAAGATGGTCTGGGTGCGGGACACTCGCCCTTTGGAATCGGCGTACAGATCGACGCGGAGCCGGCTCGCCCCCTCCCCCGTTCCCATGCAGTGCAGGTGGTTCACCGGCGTGAAATCGGATATGACCAGCCTGACGCGATCGCCGTCCACTCCGTCCTCCGAGTAATCCCCGCGCGGAACTGCTGACAGCACCGCCCTGCGCACCGACGCATCGTAGGAGATGCGCAGCTTCGCCCCGACCGACCGCAGCATCTTGCGCAGGGCCGTGTACCCGCCCATCTCGTTGGACAGGCGGCTGAATCGGTAGCCGGCGACGGAGAACCCGCTCGCCTCGGCGGGAACCGCGAAAACGTTCCCCAGCCCCCACCGATCGACGAGCTGGGCCATGACGGCGTTGCAGTCGCCGGACACGGAGAGGTAATCGGCCCCGCCATCCGGCAGGATCGGCGAGTACTCCAGTATGCCGTGCCACGTCCGCCCGGCGATCGTTATGTCGGCGGCCGCGGTGTCCACCGTGATGCCGTCCACCACGCCGCCGTACTCGGTGTCCTCCATCATCACGAACCATCGCTTCTCGATGCCGAGGCCCGAAGGAACCTTTAGTCGGTAGTCGTTTTCGATGCCAATCGAGAACTCCCCCTCGCACCGGGGGAGAAACCTTACTTCCCGCAGGTACTGGTCGGCCGCTATAATCCCTGCCATGACGGGGTGTACCTTTCTTCGTATAGCGTTACCTCAACCGGGTACGCGCCCCAATTGGCGGGGCACCTCCCCACCGGAACCTCGGCGAACACGTGGGCGTTCTCCTTCCTCTTGCGAACCCCTTTTGCAAGGATCGAGCGCTCGGTGCCGTCCCGGCTGCGCATCACGATGCTCGGCGCGTCACCGAAGCCGCGGACGATGATGAGCTGCCCCCTGTCTATCCGCTCGTTCACCTGGTAGCGGTTGCCGGCGATGTTGATGTACGGGCTTGAGCACGGCCCGCCGAATGCGATGTCGGCCTTCGCGGGGAGCTGGAACGGGTTCACCACCACATCGGAGCTGCCCGAATCGAACCCATAGCCGTGGGGGTAGCCGTGGGGGTATCCGAGCCCGTCCTCGTCATCGGACTTCTTCACTGCGAGCGACTGGGTGACGGACCTCACCCACACGGGGCGGTCCGTCACGACAACGCATTCGAAATCAGCCCTGGACTCGTAAAGCGCGTAGTTGCTGGGCTTCACGGACAGGAAATAGCACGATAGCCGCGACGATCCGGCGTAAAGCGTCCCGGGCGCGGCCAGCCGGGTGTCGTAGCTGACGATATCGATGAACCTGTCGCGCTCGGCGAGCGAGCCCCCCACCATGAAAACGAAGAGCTCGTACTCGCGCATCCCGGCAGAGAACCCCCGTATTCGGCCGCCGGTCGTCTTCGTTTCCAGCGAGAAGTCGAACAAGTCGGACTTCCCGTAATGGTAGGGCCCTGCTTCGCCGGAGAAATCCACCGATTCGCCCCGGCTGTTCACGTATCTGAGCGGCCACCTCATCGCATCGCCTCCGATTCCCTCAGCGTCCTGCCCACCACGCGGCCGTCCAGCTCCACCACCCTCTGGGCGTTGTCGGCAACGATTCTCGGTATCTCCCGCCGAAGCGACGCCACCTCGGCCACCAGTTCCTTAAGTTCTGCCCCGGCAGCCGCGTCGCGCTCCACCGTGACCGTGCTGATGACGCGGTGGACCGACTCCGATTGGATGGTGGCGGCCGATGGCAGCGGGCCTATCCCGGCGGCCCCGCCGAGCGCCGACTGCTGGACGGCCGCCACCTCCTCGCTCACCTTGCGCAGGCCGGGAATGGCCTGCTGCATGCCGGCGATGTAGTTCTCCACGGCGTGCCGGCCCCATCTGACTTCGCCCTCGCCGCCCTCGTGCAGCGGCCCGGCCTCGGCCACCGTGTGGCCGAGGAACTTCTTGACGAGGCTGGCCAGGCCGTCCAGCGCGCTCTCGACCGCGCTCTTGGACCTCTGGTTCCTGATGCCGCCGGCGAAGTTCTCTCCCACGTGCTGGCCCCAGAGGGGCAGGCTGGACTCGTAGCGGGTGAGCCCGCTCTTCGCGGCCGCAGAGAGGGCGTTGGCGCTCGTGCGGGTGGCCCCCTCCTTCGACTTGACGGCGGTCGCGTACGCCGCTCCGCCGGCAGCGCCGCTCAACGTCGCCGCGGCCGAGAGCGCTGCCATCTGATTGGCCGCCGTCGCCTTGAGCGCAGCGGCGGCGCTGCTCACGGAAGGCTGGCCGGAGGAAAGCCCGCTCGCGACGTTCCTGCCGGCGGTGGCGGCCTTCGTGCGGCAATCGACCCCCATCTTGTCCAGCTTCGCGGCGATGCTGCCGACCGTGCCGTCATAGTCCTTGCAGACTTCAGCCAGCTGCTCGTCGGTGAGCTCGGCCAGCTGCTCGGTCGACACGCCCGCCTCGGCCAGCTTCGCGGCCACATCGTCGGCGCTCTCGCCCGCCGCCTCGGCCATCGATTGCATGGCCACGGCCACGGCGTCGGCGGCCCCTTGCGCCGCAGATGCCGCGCCGTCGCGGGCGAGCTGCATCCGCACGATGAGCGCGTCCCCCGCCGCCTGGCCGCCGGCATCGTATTCGGCGGCCAGCCTGGCGAGCATGCCCGTCGTGTCGCTGCGCAGCTGCTCCAGCACGCCCGCGTACTCCGGGCCCATGCCCCCCAGGTAATCCAGGAATCGGCGCTCGGATTCGGATGCGGCCGATTCGTAGAGCGCCGCCAGGTTGTCCGACCAGTTGGCGGTGGCCTTGCGGTTGTGCTCGAGCGTTTCGAGCATCTTGTCCAGTGAAACGTCCTGCTTTTGCTCGATCTCATCGAAGGCGTTGCACGTCTTACCGGATAAGTCCTCGAACGCCTTTGTAAGGTCGGAGGCCTCCTGCCCCGTGGCGTTCAGGTGTTCGGCCAGCTCCTCCACCGTCCAGCCGGCGTCGGATATGGCGGAGGCGAAATGGGGCTGGGCCGCCGCGAACTCGCCCAGATCATCCGCAATCTTCTGTACCTTCTTGGACAGCTCCTCCTCGGCTTCCGACAGCTCCTGCGCGGCCTGCACGGCCACTTCCGTTTCGTCGAGGCCTCCCTCCAGCGCCTGCCCGTACAGCTCGGCGGCCGCCGCCGCGTCCAAGTTCCCTGACTTCACTTCATCGACGGCCTGGGCGAGCGCCTGGTTGCGCGCCGCGTTCTCCTCGATGACCGCCAGGGCCTCTTCGGTGCGCTCGTTGTTGTCGGCCTGGGCGGCCTCCAGCTCGGCGGCCGCCTTCTCCAGATCGTGGTAGGCCACCGATGCGTCATCGGCGATCACGGGGAAGTCGCCTATCCAGATGCCCCAGCCCTTGGAGGCCGCCTCCAGGTTCTCCTGGGCTTCCGCCAGGTCGGCATCGACGGACACGGAGTCTTCCAGAAGCTTGTTGTAGCGATCGACGGCGGCCGTAGATCGCACGCGGTCGGCCTCCGTTTTCGCCAGGGCCTTGACCTCTTCGGCGGTCGCGCTCACCGCGCCGGTCACTTCGTCGTAGGTGACCGCCTCGTACCCGAGCGCGGTGTTCAGGGCTTCCACCTGCGCCTGCAGCTGGCCCTTCGCACGGGACTCGTCGCCCTCGGCCTCCATGAGTGATGCGACCGAATCCGCGAGCGACAGGATGGCCCCCGCCTGGCTGTCGGCCTCGTCCTTGGCCGAATCCAGCGATTCGACCATCGACGCGTGGGCGGAAGCGGTGTCGTTGCACTGATCGGTCAGCTGCTTGAGGCTCTTCCGCGATTCCTCGAACGCGGCGGCCTCTTCCTCGTATGCGGCCTTGGCCTTGAGCGCGGCGTCGGATCCCGCGCCCTGCGTTTCGCATAGCTCGTCGTAGCGGGCCCTCAGCTCGTCCACGCGATCCGACTGTTCCTGCGACTTGACGGTGAGCGCCGATGACTGCTCCCCCAGCGCGGCGAAGGCGGTGCCCGCCGACATCACGAGCGGCACGAGTACGGTGAGCGCCGTGACCGCCAGCCCGATGGGGTTCGCCCTCATGGCCGCGTTGAATGCCTTCACGCCGGGAACGGCCGCGGCGTGGGCGGTTCCGGCGGCCGAGGCCGACGCGGCAGCCCCGGCGTTGGCCACTTTGGCGGCGGCGAGGCTCTTCGAGAGCTCCACCATTGCGGTGCCGAACGGCTTCACCGCCTGCAGGCCCTTGCCGAACACGGTCAGCATCGGCCCCATCGCCGCCGAGAGCGCGACGGCGCGGAGCACCGCCTGCTGCTCGCCATTGCTCATCTCCTCGAAGGAGCGGGCTCCCTCGGCTATCGCGGTGATGAGCGGCTCGGCGCAGTCCACTATGTCCAAAAGCGCGGCGGCCAAGGGGCCGCCCACCCGGGCGGCGACCTCGATCACGCGGTTCTTGAGCATTTCGAATTTGGCGGATATGGACTCGTTCCGGTTGGCCACTTCGGCGTCCAGCGCGGTGTTCTCGCGCCACGCCTGGTTCGCCGTCCCCACCGCGCGGCCGAGGAACTCCGAGTTGTTCGCCAAGCGCTTCAGAGTGTCCGTCTGGCGGATAGAGGTGATGCCCAGCTCGTCGAGCATGGCCGACAGGTTTCCGCCGGCCTGGGTGGCCCCGTCCATGCCCACGAGCACCTGCGACAGGGTGCCAACGGCGTTGCTCTTCCACGCCGCCGAGAACTCCGCCGCGCTCATGTTCGCGGCGGCGGCCCAATCGGCCACGCTCTCGCTGTTGAGCGCCACGGCCTTGTCTATGGACGACATGACGGTGGAGATGGCGGTGCCGCCGGCCTCCGCCTCGATGCCCATGGACGACAGCGCCGTGGCCAGGCCCAGCACGTCCGCCTCGGTCAGCCCGATGGACTTGCCAGCGCCGGCGATGCGCATGGCCATGTGGGAGATGTCGGCCTCGGTGGTGGCGAAGCTGTTGCCCAGCGCGACGATGGTGGAGCCGTAGTTCTTGGTCTTGTCATGGGCCATCCCCATGATGTTGGCGAACTGCGCGAGCTCCGTGGCCGCGTCCTCAGCGCTCATGTTGGTGGCGATGTCGAGGCCGCTCACCACCTCGCCGAAAAGCTGCAGCTCGTCGATGGCGTAGCCGAGCTGCGCGCCCAGTGCCTGGATGTCGAGGATCTGGCTGGCGCTCACCGCGTTAGTGCGCGAGAACGATATGGCGGCCTCTTTCAGCCGCGCGTAGTCGGCCTCGGTGCCGTCCACGGTCTTGCGCACCGACGTGAGGCTGTCGTCGATTTCGGTCGCGGCCGCCACGCTGGCCACGGCCACGGCCCCGATGGCCGGCGTCACCGTGCGCGTCAGAGCTGAGCCGATGCGCTCGACGCGGCGGCCCTGGGCCTCCAGCTTGCCGCCCCAGTCTTCCAGCTTCGCGCCCGCCCGGCCGAGCGCCGACTCCATGGCGGTCTGCTGCACTATGGAGTCGGCCAGCGCCTGGCGGTAACCGTCGAGCCGCTGCTCGCACATGGCGATGTCTGCCTGCAGCCGCTTCCACTGCTCGTCGGACATCCCCGATTGCCCCACCTGCCGCTCCGCGGCCCGCAGGGATTCGAGCTGCTGCTCGCTGGCCCGAATGGCCTTCCTGTAGGCCTCCTGCTGCTGCGCGAGCATCGCGGTGTTTCCCGGGTCGATTTTGAGGGCCTTCTCGATCTTCCTGATCTCGGTGGGAAGGCCCGACATCTGCTTCTTGGCGTCCCTGAGCTTCTGCGACAGCTCGTGGGTGTCCGCCCCGATGCGGATGGTGAGGCCCTTGTAGACGTCGGCCACGGCCGCCTCCTATCGCTATCGGTTTTTCAAGGTGCCCCGGGCTCACCCCAGGAAGGCGTCTATCTCGGCCTGCGTGGCCATGCGCCGCGCGGGCGATTCCGCGCCGCCCGGGGCGCCCGCCGCCAGGTCGGTGTAGGCCACGGCGTCGGCCATGGACATGCGCCGCACGTCAGCGAGCGAGAACCCTATCCTCAAGAGCGCCAGCACGCTTCGCCAGGCGTCCCAGGAATCCGGCCGCGATTCTCCGGCATCGCCCGGCCGCTCCTCCACGAAACAGCTCAGCCGAAACGGCCGAGTAGATCACCCCCGCCGCCGCGGGAGAATCCCCGAGGCTGAACTCGCGCGAATCGAACTCGCGCAGCCATTGGACGTAGGGCGACGTCCCCTCCTCGGCGGTCTTGGCCATGGCCCACGCAACCTGCAGGAGGGCGGACAGGTCGGGAGGGTTCTCTTTGCAGGCCTCGGCGAGATCGGGGAAGAGGGAGGCCCCGAACTCCCGGCGGTAGGCCGCCAGGGCGTAAGGCCCTCCCTGCATCGCGATCTCTCGGCCGAACACGGTTCCCCGGTACATCGGCTAAGCCGCGTTGCCGAAGGCCGGGACGTAAACGGACTCGTAGAACTTTTCCCACACGTCCTTCTTCTCTTCGCTGTAGGGAAGCACCGCGCGGGCGGTGGTGATGCTCGGGAACTTGACCGGCGTGGCGGTGATGGTGGATTTCTGGGTCTGGGGGGTGATGGTCTCCTCTTTGGTCTTGTTCTCATCGGCCGGGCGCGTGGCCGTGCAGTTGTAGAAGACGACGCGGCGGTTCTTCTGGTCCCCGCTCACCTCGAATGCGAGGGCGAACTCCTTGGCCACGGCGTCGGACGCCTCGACGAGCGCTCCGTTGTCGTCGATTCTCCACCCGAGGCACGCCACGTAGAACTCGTCGGGGAACAGCGCCATCTCCAGATCGCCCGACCATCCGGTGTTGGAAATGGCGTTGAAGAATATCTGGTTGTCGGCGTAGAACGGGTTTGACGAACCGGAGGGGTTGAGCGCCACCTGCACGGCCCCGAGCAGGCGGATGGGGCTCCCCCACGAGAGATCGCCCTCCTTGGGGAAGATGGTCACGTTCTCGAGTCCAAAGATGACTTTGTCCTGAGTTGCGGAAACAGGGTTGGTTTCGGTCATTTATCTTGCTCCTAACGTATCGAAGTAATAGATGGCGGTGAGCGGGGCGCTCACGGCCTCGCCGCCGCCCTCGGACGCCGAGTAGGCGATCCCATGGGCCTCCAGCGCGGCCTCCACGGCCGCCATCGATTCGAAATCCGCCGAATCGCTGTACAGCTCCGCGCACCAGTGGGCCTTTTTCAGGTAGTTGCGGTTGTCGGCGCAGACGTCCTGCCGAGCGGCCCTGAAGAAAAGGACGTAGGGCAGCGGGGGCGGTTTCGCGGGGGCCCACTGCCTGTAGGCGGCAGGAAGGCCCGTCTCCCGCAGCACGGACATGACGAAAGACGGGCTGTTCGGATCGGTCATAGGCGGATCGCCCCCTCGAAAGCGGCGGAAGCGGCGTCGGCGGCGGGGGCGATGTGGGGCGTTCCGGGCGCCCGCCGCCCCGTGTCATGCCCGCCCACCCAGATTTCGTGCCCGAGCTCCAGCAGATGGGTGAGGGAGGGCTTCTTGCGGTTGAACACCCGCACGTACACGCCCGCGCCGTCGAGGCCGGGCTCGAGCTCCCAGCTCCAGCCGGACGCGTAGCCCCCGGTGTCCCTGGGGCTTCCGGCCCGGGCGCTCGCCGCTCCGGCCTTGCCGGCAGCGCGGGCCGCGCCTTCCAGCCCGGAGATCACGGACGATTCGAACTCGCTGAAAATCTTTTCGACGGCGGGGGCGAACGATTCCGCCGTAACCACGGGGTCACTCATCGGCGCTCCTCTCAACGCATTCGATTCGCACCTCCGACCCCGCGCCGCCCGTAGCGGCCACGGAGGTCACGTCCATCTGCCTGCCGCCGACGAGCGCGGCGTCGGGCATCGGGTTGCCGGCCGAAAAGAACGCATCCGGCATCGCGGAAAGCGAGAGCGCCCCCTTCAGCGGGGCCGCCCCGGCCACCCACTCTTCGTCCTCTGCGGCCTCGCGCACGCGGCACATGCCGGCCCAGGCGGGCGAAGGGGAGCACGTGACCCTTCCGGATTCATCCTGCGACGCGGCCATCGCCAACAGCGTCACGGGCACCTCGTACCGGCGGGCAGCGGCCTTGACGGGTCGGTTCCACGATCCCGGCACCAGCGCCGTCAGCAGCGGCTGGGGGTCGCCCATCACCTGGTAGTCCCTGCCCTCCCATGAAATCCACGCCCCGCAGAGCGGGACGTCGTATCCTTTGGGGAAATGGAACTCCACGAACGAAGAGGCCCCGCCGCCGCTGCCCCCTTCCGTCGAGGGGAGGCCCGGCAGCACGTTGGCAACGGATTCGGAAGCCCAGGCCGCGCCGTCGAACCGCCTGACCTCCACCGCTACGCCGGCTAGCATGCCAGGCCCCACGGGGAGGCGAACCCGACGGCGGGCCGGCCGATGCCGAGCCGCGCCTTCTGGGACTTAGTCAGGTACAGCGCGCCCGAGGCGGCGCTGTAGGCCATCGTCTGGCTGTAGGGGCCGGCGGACATGGTCATCTGGGACGCCCCGAACGCCTCCGCCCTGGCCCCGAGCGCGGCGCGGGCGGCTTCGCAGCACACGGCCCGCATGATGGAGAGCTGCCTGACCGACCATCCCCCGTCCGGCTCGCCGCCGAAGGGGCGCATCGACTCGATCATCGCGCTCGCATCGGCGAGTACGGCTTCCACCGATTCCTCGTCCACCGCCTGCGCCATCTCGGGCCAGCGGGCGAACAGGTCATCGGCAGTGGCGTAAAGGGGCGCGTCGTCGGCGCTCATGGCTACTCCGCGCCCGCGCCGCCGTCGGAACCGATGGTCGCGACGACGATGTAATCGAGGATCTCGGCTATCAGCGTTGCGCCCGTGGCCACGTAGGTTTCGGAGGAATTGCGGACGTAGTTCGGCTCGTGGTGCACGCCGATGAGCGAGCCCTCCAATGTGGTGTAGGCGATTTCCGCCGAGGCCAGCGCCCCGAAGTCGATGCCGTACATGTGGAGGTTCTCTGCCGGTGTCACGTACAGCTTGCCTGCAGGAACCTTGTTGGTGACGAAGCAGTGCTCCATGCCGAGGAAGTTCGCGATGTAGGTCATGCCGAACATCGTCTGGGTGGTGACGGGGGTGTCCGCAAGATAATCCGCGATGTCCATTCGGTTGACGAAGTGGATGATGGTTTCCGCCTTGTCGCCCTTGTCCTCGAGCGCGTTGTCGAGGGCGGCGTCCGCATAGGCGATGGCCGCCTGCAGCGTGCCGCCCGACGCCGAGCCGGTTCCCTTCGCCAGGAACGCGAAGAACTTCGCGATGATTCCTGCTCGCACGTCCTTGATCATCTGCGCATCGGTCTTGATCACCGCGGGGCCGTAGCCGGACTTGAGGATCGCCTGGGCGGTGGTCAGCTTGCGGTAGGGGCGGAACTCGACTTCGCCCACCGGCACCTTCTTCGTCTTGTACTTGGAAAGGGGCGTCTCCTCCCCTTCGTTCACTTCGGCCTCGGACAGCTTGCCCTCCACCTTGAACTGGTACAGGGCGGTGCCCGCCGCCACGATTTCCGGCGTCACGATTCCGAGGATTTCAGCCAGGCGGTCGTACTCCTGCTGGAAATTGGTGACCATCTCGATGTCGAGGCCGGCTGCGAGGTCCTCGATGGTGGTCGTGTTGGTGATTGCTGGCATTTCTTTCCTTTCTTCTTAGATGAACAGGTTCTTGTTCCGGGCCATGAGCTCCGCGCGCTTGACGGGGTTCCTCTCGGCCATGATCTGCTCCCGCGTGACGGCGGGCGGCGCTCCGGCACCGCTGTCGGGCACCTCCGGGTACTGCCCCGAACGGGCGAAGGCCAGCAGCGCGTCGGCGTTGGCGGAGATTTCCTCATCGGTGTCCCCGGCCATACGCGCCAGAAGGCCCGCGTCAACGGACTTCTCGGCCGCGATACGCGACACCGCGCGCTCCTTCGCCAGCTGCTTCTCCAGTCCTTCCGCCTTCGCCCTGCTGGCCTTGGCCCGGGACTCCCACTGCCGCGCGCGGGCCTTCCAATCGGTTTCCTCGCCGTGCCCCTCCGCCTGGCCCTGCCCAGGTTCCGCTTCGGCGGAACCGCCGGCGGCGGCCTGTTCGGGTTGCTCTGCCTGCTCCGTGTCCAGCGGCTGCGCCTCCTGGGCCGTTGCTTCCTCTCCTGCCATCAGGAGCCTCCTTTCCGCCCCGTTCCGGGGCGCTTCCTGAGTTTCCGCGCCCATGCGGACGCAATTCCGCCCGTGTCCGGGCATGAAAAAAGCCCCCTTTCCGGAGGCTTGATTCCGTGGTACAATCGCGATACAGCCGATGGGCGCCTCGCTGTGACGGGGGGTATCCCACCGGCTGTTATCTTTTCAGCCTTCGGATGCCGTCTTTTGACACTAGAAGAACTTCTTTGATTTCCGGGAAAGTGTCTTTCTCGTCGTTCGCAACTTCGCGAACGTGACTCGCCATGACATCCAAATCTTCCCCGCTTCTCACGTTGCTTATCACAAGCCTGTCGGATTGGGGGTTCCTGACTCGGTGCGCCTTGCCGAAAACTGATTTCTTGAACTGATTCCAAATAGGAAGGTACCCCGCGTTCTTGGGGTTTTTCATCTCCCATTCGATGCCGTTCAACCTGAAATCCGGCCTGCGCTCGGCCAAAGATCGCCGAATCGGTTCGACGGCAAACCCGTTCGCGGCGAGGGCATCGGCAGTCTCTCTTTCCCAATCCACCCATTCCGGGTCGTACTCGACTTTCGGAAGCTCGCCGCTCCATAGCCAGCGCGGGTCGCGGGTGTCGCACTCGCGCATGATCGCCCCGAGGACGTCATCGTCGCCGGAATCCGGATCGAGCTGCACGGAATCCGCGCACATGTTCCACCTCGAGCGCATGCCGTCGGGATCGTACCCCTCCACCGTCGTGCCGCCGTCGAAGTCGGGCACTATGGAGCAGTCGCAGCCCCTGTGCCATCCTGCGGCCGCCGCCTGGGCGCTGCGGTAGACGAAGCCCCGCGATGCGAGCATGAAGCACCACGAGCACGTTTCCTTCCCAGTTGGAACCCTCGCCCACCTCGCGCCCGCCCTGCGGCAGTTCTCCACCATGGATGCCACGGCGTTGCGGCGGACCTGCTGGCCGGCAACCTTCGCCATGCCGTCGGCGAACTCCGCACTGTTCCCGTTCTTCAGGCCGCCCGCCAGGTAACGCGCGCGGGCCTCCGTGAACGATACGTCGGTGGTGTCCATCGCCTTGAACCGCGCGGGCGAGCCCTGCTCGCGCGCCAACTCGTCGTAGAAGCGGCCCGACGTGGCGGACGATATGCGCCCGTAGGTCGAAGAAACGCGCGAAACGGAGTCAATCGCTGCGTCCCGGGCCTCTTCGGCCGTGCATCCCGGATGCGAGGACAGCCAAGTGGACACTCCCGCCCTGGCGGCGAGCTCGGCGTCTTCGGCGGCCAGCCGCACCTCTTCGCGCCATTCGTCCAGGCGCTGGGCGCTAACCCGCATCGCGCGCGGCGGTGTCCGTGCCGCCGGATGACAGCTTCACTATCTGGGACAGGCGCTCCGCCGTCTGGGCGTCTTGCCATTCGCGCAGCTGCGCCTTGATTGAATCGGCCTGCTCGGGCGTGAACTTGTTCATCTGCCAGAACTCGTCCGTGAACGAGAAGCCGGGCGCTGCGCCCGCCAGCTTCACGCTGGCGTCGGCCTGCGCGGACGCAGAGGGCTTCGCCGGGTTCGCGAACTGGGCAGCGACGGTCATCTGCTCGTCGCTCAGCGCGCCCATGGCCACGCCCTCGCCCACGGCCATGGCCATGAGGGCGATCTGCCGCAGGGAGTCGAGGCACCCGTCCCGGAGATCTTCCGCGGCGGTGATTATGTCCTCCCTCGCCGCCTCGATGGCCTGGGCGCTGGAGGGGTTGTCGGTCACGACGCCGAGGGAAGAGAGGGGCACGCCCGTCGATGCCGAGTACATCTTGGCCAGAAGCGCCAGCACTTCGACGTAGGGCTGGGGCGACGCCCCGGGCAGCTGGCCGAACTGGGGCACGTCGTTGTTCTCGTTCACGGTGGCCAGCAGCATGGATCCCACGTAGGCCGGCAGCTTGTTCTTCCGCATGGCCTCGAACTGCTCGGTGGTCAGCCCCAGGAGGAACTTCTGCGGCGCGGCGAACAGTTCCGCGGCAACCGCCATGTCCTCCATGATGCGGTTCGCCTCGTCTGACAGCCACATGACTTCCTTGGATATCCGGGACTCGCCGAAGGGCTTGTCGCCCGTTGCCCGGAACGCGAGGGGTTCCATCATGGGGCGGCCCATCTTGTGGGGCCTGCTGTCGGCCACCCAGCGCGCCGCGCCGGTCCGGCGCAGCACCACCGTCCGGTCGGGCAGGTGCAGGTTGACCGTCACCGGAACCGGATCCGTCGGCGAATAGTCCGTGCGGGCCGTGGCAGCGATGACGTAGCCTCCCCGCAGCGCCTGCGCGCCGTCGTCCCAGTCCCCCGCCGCCGTGCGCGCGGTATGGAGGCGGATTATGGGGCCGCGGTTGTTGCCCACCGTGGCGAACATGCACCCGGCGGTGAGGATGCTGGGCACATGGCGGTTGAACGCGCTCACGAATCGGTTCGCCCGGAGGGTTTCGGCCAAGCCGTCGTCCCGGTAGTCATCTTTGAACGTGAACCCCTCGAGCCGGCACCTTTCGGAAACGGCCGTCACGGCCTTGCGGGCCCAGGCGTTGCGCGCATCGGGCTTGACTTCGTCCGGAATCGCGCATATGCCGAGGGGTGCGGGGCGGGCATCGCCCTCGTAGTACTCGGCGAGCCTGCTGTTGCGCGACTCGACCGAACCGTGGGTGCGCAACAGAGCCTCCAGCTGCGATTTCGCGGCTTCGTCAAGGTTCTGCGCGGTTTCGATGTTGGGCAGCGAATGGTAGATCATCCTATGAGGCCCTTCCCTTTGCTCTTGGCCCTGGAGCTTGCGAGCAGCGCGAGCGCAACCGCCTCCAGTGGCTCCGGCCGGCACGTCGGCCCGGGGCCGAAGCCCCAGCCGTCCTTTCCTATCGTTCTCTTCGGGCACTCGGCGGCGCAGTCCGACAGGCCGGGCTGGCCGGCGTGCCTCAGCGCCTTCGAGCGCACGGCGTCATCGAGCCCCGCCGCGGCGTCAACGGCGTCCATCGTCTTGGCGATCTTCACCTTCCGCTCGGGCGCGCCGTCGGCCAAAAGCTGGCTCCTCAGCGAATCGCAGCGCCCTTTCCCGTCTATCAGCACCGATTCGGCGCGGTCCATGCGGTCCATGACGGCCCGCCTGAGCCACCTCGTGCCGGCGGCGGTGGGCCTGTCGGCCACCACCTGGACGAACGGGTCCGCGCCATCCGCCTTCACGCAGACGGCCAGCGAGGCACGGGAGCCGTCCGGCGCGAACCTGACCGCGTAGAACGCCCGGCCGGAGGAAGGGGCCGAATCGGCCGTGGCCAGCGCGTCCCACATCCCGCGCCCAATGGCCGGCGGCAGGGCGGCGCGCTTGCTCCACCAGCCCAGGAACTCCCGGGCAAAGCCGTCCGGCCTCATGGTGTCGGCCGCGTCGGCCACGACGTCCTCGGATATGCGGATGCCGAGCATCGGGATGCACCGGAACCACCGCTCCCTGTCCTTCGGGTCCCCCACTTCGCCGGCCGCCCACTCGATCCACCACGCGCCGCCGCCCTCGCCGGCGTGGGCGCGGGCGTGCAGGTCGCGGAACACGGTTCCGGGGCACTTCTCGTTCGGGGGCGTGCCCAGGTAGATCATCTGGGGGTCGGCGCTGTCGGAGGCTATGGTGGAAGGCTTGAGCGCCTCGTACTGCTCGTCGGTGAGCTCCTGCGCCTCGTCCACTATGATGATGTCGTAGGTTCCGCCGCGGCCGCCGGAGTTCGTGCGGGTGGCGAACTCGATGCACCCGCCCCTGACGAGGGCCCCGTCCTCGTCCGCCCAGTCGGCGAAGTAGATCCCCTCGCTGCCGCCCGCCTTGTAGATGCCGCGGGCGCCCGGAAGGAGCAGCTGCGCGAGGTCGGGGTGGGAGACGATTCCGCAGATGGCCTTGAACATGGCCCGCGTGGTCTTCCCGTGATGGGCCGTGAACAGCACCTTCTTCCCCTCCACCGCCGCCATCCACACGGCGTAGTACCGCGCCGCGTGGCTCTTGCCGTTCTGGCGCGGCTTGGACAGCGCGATGGTGCGGGAAGCGAACCCGCCGTTTCTCCCCCTGGCGAGGTAGACGGCGAGCTCCCATGCCTGCGCGGGCGAGAACCAGGCCCCCATCCCCTCGAACATCTCGACGGCGTCGGGGCCGTCGGATATCGAAATGTCGCCCACCGTCGTGAACGTGGGCTCCTGGCATCCCGTCCTAGCCGGCACCGGGCGATTCCTTCCGGGCCGCCCGCTTGCGCCTCTGCACTACGGGATTGGCCGCCGCCCTGGCGTCGCACGGCAGCGCGTCCAGCTCCGCCATCACCTCCATGAGCCGCTTGGAGAGCGCAGCGATGTCGCGCCCCGACTCGGTGTTCTCGATGGCGGTGGCCAAGTTGTCGCGCAGTGCGGTCAAGGTCGCCCTGCGGTCCCCGCTCTTGGCGGCCTGGGACAGTTTGGACATCGGCGGCCCCTTTCTGACTGTGGAAATTTTGCATATCTAAAACGGCCCTA